TAATCATGATTAATTTTATCACATGAATAAATAAATAATTCATTATATTTTTTACGAATACAATTTATTAAAAATTGATGAGATATTTTTATTTTGTCGTTTTGTACAAGATAAAAATATAAATCTTCATTATTATTAGAATTCATCATATAGTTAGTCAATTTATATACATGATGTTCAATATATGAATAATAAAATGTGACTAAATATTTAATAAGGATAATATTATTATGTTTAATAGATATTTGGAATAGTTCTGGAACTTGATGTATGAATGGATTACATTTAATATTTTTATTTAGTAATAATTTAATAATATTTAAATTAGATTGTTTACTTGTAAAATGTGATCCTGCTATTATTAAAGGATTATCTGATTTAGAAAGTGATAAAATATCTAATTCATCTTTAAATGCGAATAAATTAAATCTATTAAACAACATATTTTTTAAATTATCATATGTCATTAATAATTCAAATATATCATGTCTGTAATGAATAATAAGATTATTTATGTTATTTATCGAAATATGATAATTATTATTGAACAACCATTCAAAATTACAATATAATCCACTATATGCTAAACGATTAAACATATTTTCATAATGATTGGTATTGTATCTATCATTTAAATAAATTAAATTCTTAATATTATCTATATAATTTTTAAATGATTTATTAACTATTCTAAGATTATATATTCTTCGTGAATCATATATTTTAAATGATCTATCAGATTTGTGTAAATTTGATAATATATTGTGTAATATATCTATAGGGACCGAATCCATTATCTATATTATAAATAGAGATATATATTTAAATAAATTTGATTTTAAAATAATATTTTATCATAAAATGAAACTCAAAGAATATTTAGAAAAAAATATGACAGTAAAAGATCTGGAATTATATATTCAAATTCAAAGATATGAATTATTAAAACATATAGCACATAAAGAAAAATTAGATTTCAAAGAACTATGTAAGAAATATTTAAAGTGATTAAGCCATACATGGTTTACCGTTACCTGCACAATTACCTTCTATATTTTTTTTTACCACCACCACTACAGTGAGTATGACTATTTCCTTCAACAACTCTGCCCGATGCTTTTAATGATTGAACATCTTTTTGAACTTTAGCGAAGAATGGAGCAATTGTGATTAAACCATAAATAAATTGGAGTAGGATAAGTATCAATAATCCTTCGAGACCACGGCATCTAGAACACATACTAAACATGAAAGTGGATGACAAGAAAGCAAATAACAGACTCATTGCATATCTGAAAGCAATTTGACCGTCGGTCATACCCATTTCTCTAAACTGAGGAATCATAAATAATGAAGTGAAAAATTGTAGAACAATCAGAAATATGAAAATCCAACAAAATACACCCGGACCTACAACTTTAACACCATCTACTTCCCAACAGTTATCTTGTAAATCCATTTTTTCAAAAAGATTGTATTTTTCAAAAGGACCTTTAATTTTTTTCATTGAAGATTTAGATGATTTTACCATTTTATAATATAATAATATAAAATAATTTTACTGATATTTTTATGGGATTTTATTTAATCTCACCCAAACATTACACAACCATTTAACACCTGTATCCGGAGGTAATCCAGCGTGATAAGATTTTTCTAATTTTGTTTTATTGTCTTTTTCTAAATTAAAAAATAATGCTGCTTTACCCTTTTCAGGTTTTACTTTAATATTTCTATATGGGAATCCGGTTTCACCACCTGTAAAATCGTCATTTAAATATAATAAAAATGTAGCATATCTTTGTCCACCCATTTTCATAAATTCACCACATTTATGATCTTCCCAGCATGCGTCCCAATGTGCTTTATATTGTTGTCCAGGTTCATATCTGACAACCTGTAATTGTTCGAAATGATCCGAATCTATACCAATTATTTTTGATAATTTATCATAAATATCTTGAACAACTTTATGATCTCTTGTAATAAATGTATTGTGACTGGTTCTGAAAACTTTATCAGGAACATTCTCGCCACCTTCACCTATAACTGTACTGGGTCTAATTAAAGGTTTCGCCAGAGATATTATTTCTGAACATTGTTCATCAGTTAACATATTAGGATATTCATATATCTTATTGATATTGAATTTAACAAAATATTCTATGATAAAATATATGGAAACTATAGATAGTAGGATAACAATAATTCCTATACCAATTAAGTAATATTCATCCATTATATTATAAATAAGAAAATTAAAATACAAATTTATTTTATGATATATATTATATAAGGGATGTCATCAGAAAAAAGTGGACTAGTCACTCGCCCGCCCGCCCAAAACCCTAGTTGGCGGGGAGACCTTAGCAAAACCCTGGTTGAACCCCTGGTTGAACCACCAGAACCATCTGCACCATTGGAGTCAGTTGTTCAAGCAGTTGCTGTGTCGGACTCATCTGCACCAGGAAAAGATGGTGATGGTACCCAACCAGAACAACCCAGAAATTGGATGGATATATTATTAAAAATAGGTCTTGGTGTATGTATATTTGCCTTATTAATTATGATATATAAATTAGTATTTAGTGATTCTGATTCATTATTAGGGAATTCAAATGAAGGAAAAACTATGAAGAAAGATGATTTTACATTATTTCCGGGATTATTTGATGAACCTTTAACATTGTTTGAAAGAGGTAATTCATCAGAAAGTGAAAAAAATAAAGAAGAATTAAAAAATATTAATAAATCAATTACTGAAATAAATGATGAAATAACAAAAATAAGATTAGATCTGCCTTGTGATAAAAAAAATCTAGAACTATATAATTTAACACAACAATATTCTGAAGAGTATAAAACAAAAGAAGAAAGAGAATCATTAGGGGTTGATCGTATGTTGGAAATAGACAGAGAAATACAAAATATATGGATAAATGGATCTGAATCTGGATGTAAAATAGATGGTTCTAAAAAATTTTATATTAATAATGCTTCTTTATCAGAAAAATGTATGGTATTTGAATATGATGAATATGATGATTGTAAAAAATCATATTTATTTAATTATTTAGATAATGGTGTGACACAGTGTCCTGATTTAAAAGGAGATAAATGTGAAATAGAAGATAAACAATGGAGAATACCTGATAGTTTATCAAATATTCAATCAAAATATAATGTTTGTATATCTGAAAATGAAGAATTGAAAGAATTAGAAAAACAATTAAAAACATATACTGATAGAAGAGATGAAATATTAAAATCACAAGATAATTCTAAATCCACATATAAAATTTTATTCGGTTAAGCACTTTCTTTTCTCTGCATCCAAGGATCCTTCTCAGATAGTGTTTTCTCTAATTCACATTGTTCAACGGGTTCCTGAGAATCAAGACCCACTGGTTCTTCATCTACTACTTTAGATTCTTCAGCACAAGGTTCCTCTGCTTCTGGTTCTTCCGAAACATTTTCTAATGCTTCTTTAGACTTCTGTTCTTTTTCAGCACGAAGTCTTTCTTCTTGTGCTGATTTAATCTTGTCTCTTTTTTGGTCTTCATAGAAAATATCTTTATTAACATTATTTTCTTTGTATTTCTGCATCAGATTGTTGAGTTGATCATCACCAAAGTGTTCGTCTTCAATATTGTCAGCACACGGATTAAATGGAAGCCAGTATCCTACTTGTCCCACAAAGACGTGGAAGTTAGAATCCGAACGATGTAGTTTTGCCGCACGAGCATCTGCTTCTTGTTTGCTCTGGAATACACCACGAACCTTGATACCACGGACATTGGTTTTAAAATTATTTCTCTCATCATAATCTTTTTGAAGAGTATCTACATGTTTGTAAGTAAAGTCTTTGTACTGACTCATTACCTTTTCAAACTCCATATTTTCACTCTTACAGATAGATTGAAGAAATTTAGATACGATAAAAGCATTTTTGTCTTCTATCACCTCAGCTGGATCAAGAAACGAAATACAGCAATAGTTTTGTCCATTAATAGGAGTGTCCACATCAAGATAATCAACTTTTTCGTCTGCCATATTTATAAATTAATATATAAATTATTCTTTAAATAATTTATATTATATAATATAATGAATTTTAATTTTAACTTTAATAATTTTATCAAATATTCTATCCTGTTTATTATAGTCACATTTTCAACATTTTTCATACCAAATTGTAGTATCTTAAACCAACATGCTGTATATATAGGATTATTAGCGGCAACAACATTTGTTTTATTAGACAAATATTATCCAAGTATTGTGATAAATAAACAAGAAGAATAATTAAATACTTGGAATATATTCCCATTTTAATTCTTTACAAATATTTTTCCAAATAGCATCTTGTTGTCTTAACTTCTCATTACTTTTTAAATAAGGGAAACATGTTAAAAATTCTTTTAATTCAAGTAATTCACAAAATTTGTGAAGAACATATGAATATGATAAAAAATTTTTTCTATCTGGAGGACAATGTTTTTGAAAAGGATTTTGTATATCTTTAAACATATTTCTTAATTGTTCTTCTGTATTTCTATCAAGTGTAGAACATTTCTTACCAGTTATAATATACATAATATGATAAATATGTTCATAATATTTATTATAATTTAATTTTTTTAATATATTTCTAATAAGAGTATAATTAATATTACTTGTAGTATAACTTTTATCTTTTTTAAGTTCTTTTAATATATTATTAATGATGTCTTCAGATATATCATTTGTTTCTTTTGCTTGAAATTGTGCCAACCATTCATTAAAATGATTTGATCTTTTATAAGCAAAATATGTTGATTCTCTTATAGGATCTTTATATGAATTAGATTCAATATTTATCAATACATGTTTTGTAAATCCACATTTATCACAACAAAGTTCACTATCATTGTATATCATTGTTAATTTATTATTACATCTTTTACACACATTTATATCATCTATTAAACAATTATTTATAATATTATTATCTATATTTATCATATATAATTTTACTATATCACTGTAATTACCGTCATTATGTTTTTCATCATCTTCTATTTTATTATCTTGTTTCATAAAATCTAATATACTTTTTTCTTTTTTATTACTTTTATTATTATTATTATTATTATTATTATTATTATTATCATAATATTTAGATAATAATAAACCGTTATCTAAATAATATTTAGTATATTCATCCTCTTCATAATTTTTTAATTTGTTTTTTAATAAATTCAAATCATTTTCAAGTTGAATAATATAATTTTTATCACTTGAATTTATAATATCATTGTTTAATTGTTTAATTTTGTTATTTATATCTGATACATGTTTAGAATTGATACTAATATCTTTTATTTTATCATTATGTAATGAATCTATTTTAACTCTTGTATCACAAACTATTTTCTTTAATGGTTTATCTTTTATAGTTGACATTTTTAAATATTGTTTATTTATTTATATAACAAATTCTTTAAATGATTAATATTTAAAACTAATAATTCCTACAATGATTAAAAAAACGGCATATATTTTTTTTAAATTGTCTTTGGATTGACCAATTCCTATTTTTGATGAAAATGTTGAAACTATTGTAAACACTACTGCTATAATCATCGCATAAGTGATATTCAATTCCCGTTGTTTCCAATATTGATAAACAGCAAATATACCTATTGGAGGTATTAATGCTGCTAAACTTGTACCAATTGCTGTTTTTATATTAGTAATGATCCCAAAATATAATAACATTGGAACAATTAAAACATCAGACCCTCCGCCTAACATCCCTCCTATAAAACCTGATACAGAACCAATCATTACTAAACCTAAATATGGATGCATATACAATATATATTATATTATTTTCAGATATCTCTTTATTTTATTAATATTTCCGGCATTATAAATAGATTTTCCAGATTCAATATCTGAAATAGTTTGAATTGGTAGATTAATTGCATTTGCTAATTGTTTCTGTGTAAGTGATTTAGCAGCACGTCCTTTCATAATTGATTGTCTAAGATCCAATGTTAATTGTTTATGATGTAAATCATCCGAATCAGCTTTTTTCTCTAATGATATGTTTTTTAAAACAGAATCGGATGGTTTCTTTTTAGAATTTGCTACATTTTCTTTTGGTTTCTTAACTACAATAGTGTTCCAATCTTGATGATCATCGAGAGCGTTAAAATGTTTATCATAATCTTTATTCATTATAATTGTAAAATATATTTTTAAAAGAAAAATAATTAAAAATCAAATTTAATCAATTTCATCAATAGTAGGTGCTGTCGGTGGATCAGGCATACCACTCATATCAGGACCACCAGCACTTTGATGTAATTTAGTCATAATTGGCATCATTACAGATTTGATTTCTTCTTGTTTAGAATCAATTTCTTGTTTAGTACAACTATCACGATTAATGTCAAACCATTTTTCTGCTTCATCAACTGTTTCTTTAATAGTGTTTCTATCTTCTTCTGATAGTTTATCAGATAATTCTTTATTTTCAATAGAAGATTTAGTTTGATATAATAAAGATTCGAAATTATTAATTGAGTCAAGTTTTTCTTTTACACGTTCATCATCTTCTTTAAATTTTTCAGCATCTTTAACCATTTCATCAATTTGATCTTTTGTAAGTCTATCTTTATCGTTTTTAATAGTAATATTTTGTGCTTTTCCTGAACTTTTTTCTACTGCTGATACATTCATAATACCGTTCGCATCTACATCAAAAGATACTTCAATCTGTGGTGTTCCACGAGGACCCGGTGGGATCCCATCCAACAGGAAATTACCTAAAAGATTATTATCTTTTGTCATAGTACGTTCACCTTCAAAGATTTGAATATTAACACCTGGTTGATTATCTTCATATGTCGAAAAAGTTTGTGATTTCTTTGTAGGAATTGTAGTGTTTCTCTCAATAAGTTTAGTCATAATACCACCGGCCGTTTCAATACCAAGAGATAATGGTGCAACATCTAATAGAAGTAGGTCGCCTGCTTTATCTCCTTCTTTAAGATCACCTCCCAAGATTGCTGCCTGGACAGCTGCGCCATAAGCCACCGCTTCATCAGGATTAATACTTTTACATAATTCTTTACCATTAAAAAATTCAGATAATAATTGTTGCACTTTAGGAATACGTGTAGATCCTCCTACTAAGACAATCTCATTAATACTGTTCTTACTCATTTTACTATCTCTAAGAACTTTTTGAACCGGATCCATTGACTTCTGGAATAGATGCATACAAAGAGATTCGAATTTAGCACGAGTAATATTAGTGAAAAAATCTATACCTTCATAAAGAGAATCTAATTCAATACTGGCAGTATTACCAGAAGAAAGTGTCCTCTTAGCACGTTCACAAGCAGTTTTTAAACGACGGACAGATTTCTTTGATTCCATAAGATCTAGTTTATTCTTACGTTTAAATTCTTGCGCAAAATGTTGAACAAGGATATTATCAAAATCTTCACCTCCAAGATGAGTATCACCAGCAGTCGCCTTTACTTCAAATATACCGTCTTCAATTGTTAGGAGGGAACAATCAAATGTCCCGCCACCCATATCAAAAATAAGGATATTTTGTTCTCCGTCATCTTTCTTATCTAATCCATACGCAATCGCTGCAGCAGTTGGTTCGTTAATGATCCGGAGAGGATTCAATCCAGCAATTACACACGCATCCTTTGTAGAATTTCTCTGAGAATCATTGAAATATGCTGGAACAGTTACTACAGCATCAGTCACAGTTTCTCCAAGATATGCTTCCGCGATTTCCTTCATTTTAACTAATACCATGGACGAAATCTCTTCAGGACGAAATGATTTGTGTTCACCTTTATATTCAACTTCTATATGGACTTTATCATCTTTATTTGAAACGTTGAATGGAAATAATTTCATTTCGCTCTGAACTACTGGTTCAGAGAAATCACGACCAATAAGTCTTTTGGCATCATAAACAGTATTACTGGGGTTAGCATTCGCTTGATTCTTAGCAGAATCACCTATCAACCTTTCTTCTTTTGTGAAAGCAACATATGAAGGTGTCGTTCTATTCCCTTGATCATTTGCTATAATTTCACAACGATTATCTTTCCAGAATCCCACACAAGAATAAGTTGTTCCGAGATCAATACCAATAGCTACCATATTATACATTATTAAATAACTATTTTTTAAGTATTTATTTATATTATATACTATATATGATCACATTTTGTATTTTAGGTGATATGGGGAGCGGATATAAAGAACAATATTCTGTAGCAGATGCTATGACCAAAAATATAAAAGAAAACAAAGTAAAATTTGTTTGTGGTCTTGGTGATAATATATATCCCGCCGGATGTTATAAACCAGATGATAAACAATTCAAAGACAAGTTTGAAACACCTTATAAAAAGATACCTAATAAGATTAAATTTTATATGTGTTTAGGTAATCATGATTATGGTAATTATTGGGACCAATTCTTCAGAAGTTGTTCTCATAATCAAATTGAATATGGTATTCAGTCACACAAAAAAGGGAAAAAATGGTTTCTTCCTAGTCATTTTTATACCTTTTCTAAAAAACAAAACGGTGTTAAAGTAGATTTTTTTGTTATAGATACAAATCTGGATTTAATGGGACAAGTTCTTAAAGACAAACAGGAAAAATATATAAGTGATGAAATAAAAAATTCAAATGCTACTTGGAAAGTATTATATGGTCATCACACATTTGTTTCGATTGCTGGTCACGGAAATGCTGATGATAAATTAGATAAATATTTACGGACATTTTTTAAGTTAGGTATAGATATATATTTTAATGGACACGATCACAATAAACAAATTGTTGAAGTCGAAGTTGGAAAACGAAAGATGCCAGTTGTGACTTGTGGAACTGGTGGAAAAGTTTATGACGATGAATTAAATTTCAGTAATATAGAAAAAAAATCTAAATTAGTATGGCATGCTGAAACTCTAGGATTTGGAACAGTATTTTGTGATAAAAAACAATTACGTTTAGAAATGTTTGATGAAAATAATAAATTAGAAACTGAATATATCGTGAGCAAAAATTCTAAAAAAACTAAAAAGAAATCTAATGTATAGTATAATACAATATGGGGGGGATGTTAAAAGCAATGACGGTGGCTTCGTTGGCGAATAAAGGATTAAAAATTTTTCCGAAGACCGTACAAACAGTTGAAAATAGAATACTTAATATGATTGACGGTCAAAACCAAGGTCAATCACCAGGATTACCAGAACAACCACCATCAGTAGGAGGATATAAAAAACGTAGAAAAAGAACTAAACGAAAATCAAATAAAAGAACTAAAAAAATAAAAAGAACTAAAAGAAAATCAAATAAAAAAACTAAAAGAAAATCTAGAAAATAAAATATATTATATAGATATAATGGATAGATCTGAATATTATTATGATGTAGTATGTAACAAACACCCTCTACCATGTCAAGATTTAAATAAACAATTTGATTGTAATACAAGAACACCCACCACACGTTATTATTTTGATTTAAATTCTCAAACAGGATATGCTCAGGCATTACATTCGAATGTTGTAGCATATAATTCAGAAGTATCTGGTAAAGAAATTGTAAATAATCCAATGAATATTATAAATAAAAAATAAATAAAAAATAAATATCGTATTAATAAAAAATAAATAAAAAATAAAATATCGTATTAATAATAAAAAAATATCTAATATAATATATAAATATGGTGAATATGGATTTTGGAACTAATTTAGCGCCTTATGAAGGTGGTGCTGGAAATTTAGATAATACAGTTGCTTGTACTAATGCTGTTCAAACTGCTGGATATAATTTTGATTTAAGTTCGGGTGGATATATTGCCGGGAATCCGGCAGTTGTCAGTGGTGTAACCGATCCCACTACATTAGGTGGCGGACCATTGGGTATTATTAATCAATCTGGTGGTGCCCGAAGGAAAAAAAGAACTCGTAAAAGCAAAAGATCTAAAAAATTAAGAAGATCAAACAAATCGCGTTTATCAACAAAATCCAAGAAATCCAGATCTAAATCTAAATCTCGTTCTAAAGTTAGAAAATCACTAAAGAAAAAATCCAGAAAATCTTTAAAGTAAATAAATAAGTTTTAAAACAAATATTTTTTTAAAATCATTTTTTAAATGCAAAATTATAATACATATACTAATGATAATATTGCTAGACAAGGTTTAATGAATTCATTTAATCAATCACAAATGATAAAACCTAATGAACTTATTAATGATAATCCTGTTATTAATCGTGATGGGTTTGAAAGAGAAAATAAATTAATAAAGTCTTTGAATGATGATATATTTCAACTCAATACAAGGATTCAAAATCTATTGATGAAACAAAATGATTTTGATAAATTAGAGTTAGAGAATAAAGGTCAAGAACAGAAAATATCTCAACTTACTACAGAACTAAATAATAATAAAAATCAAATGAGTATCTTAAAATCTGAAATTGTTAAACTCAAACAACTCGTTTATGACAAATATAATAATAAAAAATATTTCTTGATTAGAGATTTATCTAAAAAATATGAAACTGATTTTGATATTGTTCATATTATTTGTGATAAATTAAATATTAATGAAACTAATATCAATAAAGGAACATTAAATGAAATTGTTAGTGAAATCAAAAAATATAATGATAAACGGAGAGAAATCAATTTAAATGATTAACTAACTATTTCAACACCATATTTCTCCATCATAAATTTCATATTGTCTTTTGTACATTCAACCATTCTTTTTATTAATTTATCTCTTTTATATAATTTATCACCTTTAAT